TGCTCCTTACGAGTCAGCAGCGGCGGCAAAGAAGCACGACACAACGCCGTGTTGCTTACCATTGTACGCCAGTTTTTTCACGCCAAGCAGTTCCTCGATGGCGACGCCAGGACGGAACTGATAATCTTTCTGCATGTCCGTGCGCGGGGTCGGCTCTTGGCCCCATGCGATGCCAACCGCCTGCGCGCCGCACAGGAAGACCGGACGGACGTCCGTTGTTCCCGAAGCGCCGGCGTTGGTCAGGTTGTAGGTGCCGGTCGATGCGATGTCGTCGATTTCCGGAACTTCGCGATGGATGATCCCGTCATAGAGCAGGTCCCCATCCTGGAAGATCGGGTTGTCATCCATGCCAGAGCCTTCACGCGAGCGAGCCTCACGGTTCGCTTGCGTCATCGTGGTGTCCGCTTTCAGGTCGCGGAACGTCCGCGCCCCGTGAAACGCCACGTAATATTCCCTGCCGTCCGCTGTCTTGTACGGGCGGATATGGGGGTCAGCCGACTTGGCGATGCGCTTCGCCAGCGACATCGAAGCAACCGTGCATTTGTCGTCGGTCGTATCGAGCGTTGCCGTGGCGGTTGCCCATGTCGCGGAGTAGTTCGACTTAAGCTTGCCGAACAGCAGGCGGTCAGCGTTCGCAGCCGCGTAAGCGTTGCGGTTCGCAGCCGATGAACTGGCAAGCGACACCGTCGTGTCGCCCGTGGTGACAGCCGACAGCATGGCCGTAATGATGTCATTGCGCAGCTTCTCCGCTTCCCATGTGCGCAGCATGTCTTTTGCCGCGCCGAAAAGATCAATCTCGGTCTTGTAGGACGTCGATTTCGGGATGCGCACCGCGTTCCTGCGCCAATCGACGCTGATGCCGCAGTTGTAGTTGCCAAGCTCTTCTTCGTTGCCGTCGAGAGAGGTTGCGCCAGTGACGCCCTGACCCACCAGTTTGGTGATCAGGGGGATGTTGATGGTTTTCCCGGCTTCCTCTTGCAGCTCATACTTGGCGATGATGATGCTGGAAGACGACTTGCCCATGTAGGGCTTGAAGCCGGAATTGCGAACGTACTCAGCGTAATATTGGCTGATCCACTTCTGTTTCTCAGAAGCAGAAGCCAGTGCGACTTCTGACATTGGTTATCCTCTGAATAGGTTATCGAAAGCGTTGCCCGGTCCCGTAGGAACCGTGCCTGCTCTCGCTGCCGCTGGTCTTCCGACCACACTCGGCGGGGGTTGCTGTGACGATGGGGCCGGCGAGACGCCCTGCCCTTGAAGTTCAGCCAGTACCTGCGCGCGGATCTTCTCGGCTTCGCTCTTTCGCCAGGCTTCCGGGTCTTGCCCGATCTCTGACATCAGCTTGTGCTGGCGGTACCATTTGACGACAAAATCGTATGGATGGATCTGGCCTTGCAATTGCTGTTGCAGCATCGGGTTTTGACCGACAGCAGACAGGAACGCCTGTTGCGCCTCGCTCACGATGTCCTCGCCGTGGGCCTGTCGGGCCATCAGCTCGGATGTGTTGAGGCGTTCGTTAAAGGCGATGCGCTGCTGTTCAGCCAGTGCATACTGAATGATCCCCGAAGGGTCAGTCGGTATCTGCTCAGGCTGTTGCGGTTGCTGGTAGCGTTGGAGTTGGGCTTCGAGGTCTATCCGCTTGGCAGTCTCGGCTTGTCGTTTGTCGCGCTCGTCTAGAAGCGCGGAGATGGGGACGAAACGCCCTGTTTCCGGATCACGCGCCCTGCCATCGCCTTGCGGCTCGGGCTCAGGTGCGGCTGGCTTCTCGGCTTCGATGACCGGAGCGGATTGCTCAGGCGCAGGCGTTGCCGGTTCTTCAGCGTCCAGAAAGTTCAGCTTCTCATCACTCATCGTTCGACCTTTCGTCGTCGTCACGCAATCGCCCGAAACAGCGGCGTCCTGTTTGACGCCCGATTGACCCCGGCGGCGGGTACGAAAAAACCCGCCTGATCAGGGCGGGTCGTTCATCTCTTGAATGGTGTGTGGCTCAGGTCCTGCGGCTGGCTGCGAACATGGCGCAGACGAGAAATCCGAAGCAGGCTGATATGACTGCGGTGAGGTACAGGGCGAGGGTCACGTTGTTACTAGCTGAAGGTTCGCATCGCTTAGGGCTGTGTTGAAAATGGCGGCGCGGCGCATGTATCCACATGAAACGTTTGTGCCGGTGGACGTTGCCCCGACGCGCCAGACGGTCGGAGTGGCTGGCACGGTGCCTACGGTGTCTTCCGTCCCTAACGTGCCGTTGAGCGCGCTTTGCACGCTGTTGAGGCTGAGGCGTCCAGCGCCTTTGTAGGCCGTTCCGACTGCCAGCGCGCCTGCAACAGTAACACCAGCCTGAAGCACGTTGCCGTCTGTCATTGCAGTACGGAACAGATCGGCACTGGTGACAGCAAGGTTCGCGTTCTCGGCATCCGTGCCGTCGTCTAGAGACTGCAGTCTCTCCGTGCCGCCCGTATCAACGGCGCGTTGGAACTCGGCAAACAGGCTCAGAGGGAAGCTGACACCAGGGCTGCTGACTGTGAGCACGTCCGCGTCGCGGGTCACGCTTGCGCCTGCCGTTGGTATCCAGCTCGTCGCGAATGCGCCCGCCTCAAGGTTTACGTTGGTGCAGGAGCCGCTGATGGTCAGGGTGAGCGAGCCCGCTGTAGGAGTAAACGCCAGCGTGACGCGGTTGTTGGCGCCCGTGCCGACAAGCGGGCCTGCGGTGGACACGCCCGTCAGGGTGATCGTTCCCGTTCCGCGAAAGCTCAACGTGTGAGCCACCGCCGCAACGGTCACTGACTGCGTTCCGCCCGTGGCTGAGTTGAGAAACAGATTGGTCCGAGCGCCCTCGATCAGCAGGCCGCGATCCGTGCGGCGTATCTCGCCCGATGCGAACTGGACGATGTTGCCCGCGAGGTCGTCCGCTGTTCCGACAGTCGCTCGGGTGAAGCTCCAGTTAGGCGTAGCCGTCACCGCTCCAACATCCACGCCGTTGAATAAAGCGCGGTTAGCCGTGAAATCCCAATAATGCAGCGGCACAAGGCCGCCGAGTTGGGAGGTGGCTCTGCTGAGAAGGTCACTGATGCCGCCAGCGCGCCTGGTATAGCTGCCGACGTTGTTGACCGTGACGAAGCGAGGCACGCGCTACCACTCCGTGATGCGTGCAGCGCCAGAAGCATCAGACGCCCAGATGCCGAAGATGGCGCCCGTGTAGGTCGGAGGCGTCTCGTAATACCCATCAGCCGCAATCTTTGCGCTCGCAGCCGTGGCGCTTGCCGTACCGCTCGCAAGCAGGACGTAAAGCACCGCCGTGCTATCGTTCCAGATCGCCGCGCCCTTGCGCTCGCTGTTGGACGCCAGAAGGAGCGTGCTGCTTGCTGCGTCGTTGACACTGGACTGCGCCATTACTCACTCCTCGCCTTGTTCTGCATCGCCATCAGCTTGAACGCGCGTTCCTGCTGACTGCCGATTGCGTCCTGGCCCATCATCTCGCGTTCGTGGCCCATCTTGATAAGCTCATGCTCACGGCTTGCCGCTGCATCCGCCAGCTTCATCCGCTCGGTCTCGATCTGGATGGGCGCCATCTCGCGGTCCATCTGCGCTTTCGACATCGTCGCCTGCGCCTGCGCCTGCTTCAGCCCCACCTCGGCTTCCTTGCCTGCAATCTCCGCCTCGGCAGCGCGCTTCTGCATCGCCATCGCCTCGGGATCTTGCTGCTGGCCTTGGCCCGACAACAGCTCCGTCATCTTCTTCTTGCGCTGCGCCGGCAGGCTGCTCGCCTCGATCAGCGCCAGCGCGTAAGGCGGCGGCAGGGCTGCAAGCTGCGGCATGATTTGGGCTAGCTGTTCGAACTCCTCCGACTGCAACGTTACCGTGTCGGGGCCAGTCTCAAGGATGACGTCTACGTCCATCTGCGCGACGGCGTTCTGCACCTGCGGCTGGCCCGTCATCGGGTCCACCTGCACCTGGTTCAGCCCGATAAACTGCGTGGCCTGCTCGTCGTCGGTGATGCGCACCCACTTGGGAGCCTTCCAGAATTGCTTGATCCGCGCCCATGTCGCCCGGTAGACGCGCAGCTTGAAGTCATTGAACCGATCATAAAGCGGCGCCAGCTGCGCAAGCCCTGCCTGCTGCTGCGCGATGATGGCGCGTCCGCTTTCGCCTTCCGTGCCCTTGCCCTGCAAGGCGTTGTTCGGCCCGAGAAGGTCAATCTCTGCCTTGGCTTCCTGAAGCATGTTCAGGTTGCCGGTCGTTTCTTGCGCCGTGTCCAGCACCTGCACGGCTTGCGGGTCTACAACCTCGACCCAGCCATCCGGCCGCGCAATCTCCCGCTTGGCCTGCCCCACATCGGCAACGGCGCCCTGTTGCGCCATGACGCGGCGCGAGTGCAGGAAGTGGACGGCCTTGGACCGGCGATGGTTGATCTCGTCCTGCGGGCCGCGCATGTCGTGGACAACGCCGTACCGGCAATTCTCACGGTCCACGTAGGCGCTGAACGCCTCGATTGGGCAGACGGTCTTGCCCTTCTCGTCCCGGTAATACGATGGCCCATCCATCACCAGCGTGGAGCCGACGACCACCGCGTAATTATGCTCAGAGCCAGCCTTGTAATAGAGCTGACAGACCTGGACCCTTCTCCTTTTGCGGTCGATCCACGTCCCGCTCGACGGCTTGTCGTCAACAGACTGGTCCGCAACGAAGGCTTTCTCCGAGCCGGTAATGCCCGCTTCGATCTCCTTGCCCTTGTCGGGGTACAGCGCAATCGCGTCGTCTGCGTCCATCCACTTCAGCACGCCAAGGTAGCGCGCATCCGAGAAGTCGTGGCGGCTGCTTCTCGGGTCAAAGATGAACTCATCCCACGGGATCAGGTTGACGCGAATGTCCTCAGGCCCGTCCATGATGACTTCGGCCGCACCAGCGCCCTCGATCATCCCGCACTCGAAAGCGCCGCTGAAGATGTTGTTCAGCCGCGTCTGGTCGGACACGAACCGCAGCGCCTGCGTTACGATGTCGGCGCTCTGTTCGTCGCGTGGTGTCCGTGGGTAAGCCTTGGGATCGGTGCGCCTGTTGCGCTCGACGCCCAAAATGCTGTCCACTTTCCTCTTGATGCGATTGAAGACGATAGGCGGCTGGCCGCGCTGCTTGAGGGTCGCAATCTCCTCTTTCGTCCACTGCTTGCCGTCATAGTAATCACGCGCAAGGCTGGCGCGGTCGCGCGCTTCCTCCATCGTGTCCAGATACTCGCGCACCATCTTCCGAATGCGCTCGGCGCCGTCCTCGCCCGTGTCGGGCTTTGCAGACGACAGACTTACAATACTCGCCAATTGTCCGCCTTTGGTGGGGGCCTGTAGTCGCGTGGTCGCGTCAAGGGTTCGGGCGCCGCAGGCGTGAAGCCTGGGTGCGCCATGTCGATCACCATGCCCATCAGGGCGCAGGTATCGACAAGATCGTCGTGCTTGCCGGCCGGGAAGCTCAGAAGCTGGTTAAGCACCTTCTCGCCCAGATCGGTCTTGGGCAGGCTCACCTTTCCCATCGCAGCGCGGGCCTGAAATGCTCGGGCGCGGGTCGGCTTGTCCGAGATGGACGGTATCCACTCAGTGCGTGCGAACACGCGGAGCTCGTTCATGCGCCGGGTCAGCATCGGCTTGACCGCTTTGACGATCACGCCAGCCTCTCCGAAGTAGCAGAGCGGCTTGTGTTGCTTGACCAGCCGCAAAAGCTCCTCAATCCACACATCCGCCGAGGTCTGGCCGGTCCAGCCATCTATCAGCGTCAGCGTGTCCTCGTGATAGTTCCAGACCAGATGCGCGGTCCAATCGCCGCCGTCCTCCGTCACCGCGTAGTCGCTGGTGATGTAGATGTGTCCCTTGGCCGGCGCGTCGTCGTGGCGCTTGAACCAGTCCCGCAAGAAGAACGTGCCGTCATCAGGCGTCGGGTTCTGCTGGTAGAGCGCCTCGAAGTCTCGCGGGCCGATTGCAGCCTTGATGCGCTTCAGGGCGTCTACGTTGTAGCGTTCAGGCCAGAGCGCCTGGCCGTCCTTGATCGCAGGCAGGTTGACCTTGACCCACTTGTCCCCGCCGTTGTTCTCGGCTTCCAGCAAGCGCCCGCCTAGGTCGTCCTCATGCCAGCGCGTCTGGATCAGGATGACAGCCCCACCCGGCATCAAGCGGGTGTAAGCGGTCGATGTGTACCAGTTCCAGATCGTCTCGCGCCGCAGCTCGCTCTCAGCTTCCTCGCGATCCTTCACAGGATCGTCAATCAGCAGGATGTGAGCGCCGCGACCAGTAACAGCCGTGCCGACACCAGCCGCAACGTAAGCGCCGCCCGCGTCCGTGTTCCACCTGCCGGCCGCGCGGCTATCCTCCGCCAGCTTCACATTGAACAGGCGGCTGAACTCGTTGGTCCGAATGATGTTGCGAACCTCGCGCCCGAAGTCCGAGGCGAGGTCGCTGTTGTAGCTGGCCGCGATAATTTGCTTCTGCGGATTGCGGCCCATGTACCAGGCGGGAAAGCGCCTCGATGCCAGCTCGGACTTGCCGTGGCGTGGCGGCATGAAGATCATGAGCCGGTCAATCTCGCCGCGCTCTACCGCTTCCAGCTTCTCGGCTATCTCCGAATGTGGTGGCGCGGGCTCGTAAGCGTGATTGGTGTATTCAGTGAACGGGATCAGACCCGTTCGGGCCTTCCGGCGTTTCAAAAGCTCCAACGCTGCCGCTTGTGGCGATATGTGCGAGGTCGCTATCGCTAAGTTCGCTTGGCTCATGCTTGTGCGAGAATGTCCCGGTTATGCTTGAGAGCTTGGGATGGATGAACGCGGCGGCGGCTTGAGCCATCGCGTCACGGCGCTTCTCGTCTGCGGTGTGGTCGCGCATCACGCGCAGCATGTACTCAAGCGGCATCTCGCCTTGGCCGACTGCCTCAAGCGCCTGTTTGGTCGCCTGCGCTTTCGAGCCGGGCTTTCGCCCCGCTCCCGGTCGTGCTCCGCCGCGTGACATGGTTTAATGAATGCTTTTCAAAACGTTCAGGACGCGTAAGTCCAACCGTAATCAGACCGCCAGTTCCCTGACACCTCGACATAGCGCAGCTTCTCAATGCGCACGCGGCCATCGCTGAACGTCACGGTGACGTCCGTGTCTCCGTATCCCATGCCGAGGCCAGTTGTGGTCAGCGTGACCTGGCCGGATGAGACGACCACAGAGCCGTCGATGTTGCTGTCAGTGACTGCGGCAGTAATCGTTGCGCCGTTCAGCACGTCGGTAAAGTCAAGGACAGCTTTCCCCGTCTCGTTCTCACGTTGCTGCAAGACGAACCTCCCGACGCGATGGTCTTTAGTGACGCCGCGCAAGATTTCGCGGTTGTTCTCGCGGAAGCGAATAATTGGGTTGGGATAGGCCATCTTGCCTTCCTCTGCGTCACTTCACGAACTGTTGATTTGGAGACAGCCAAGTAACTTGAGGCTGTAACGTATCCCGCAACAGGCGAATGCGTATGTTTGGGACATGCGCTGTGAAGCGCTGTGATGTTTGACAATCAATCGGGGCTGGCACGGCGCGAACCGTGTTTCTCCAGCCCCTAACGGGAAAGGACCCCGCTATGAATACGAAATATACCGAAGACCGTCCGTTTGAAAGCCAGGCCTGCATCGCTTTTGTCGGCTTGTCGGTCGTCACCGCCACCTTGGGCTTCTGGGCCAAGGGTTGGCTTCCCGGAACACTCCTGACGGTCGCAATGGCCGTTATCGTGTTCCTCCTGAGCAAGGCCGTTGGCCGGGTTCAGGAAGCCTGGGAAACGCGGAACTGGTTC